AACCTCTCTTGCGCCTCTCGTATTCTCGCTGCTTCCTTCGCGTCTTTTATTTTTGACACGTCGTAGTTTCGCAGGTTTCTGATCCTATTAAGTATGCAGCAATCGCCGAGCTCACTATTTGATAGTCCACTCATTAGTTTTTGAAATTTTGACCATTCCATGTTTGTTTCTGTCAGGTCTATTCTATAATCACTCATGAAACTTGCTTCTATGTAGTCCATGTCCTCTGTGTAATCCATGTCAGGTTCTTCCCTGGTTTCTTTTATTTCTTTTCCACATGATAGCCATTTTATTATCCAATTTAGCAGTTTCTCGTAGTGTTCTTCGTGGTCTAGGCCTTCCTCTCCAAATACCACGCATATTATCGCCAGGCTTCTATATTGATCCCTCAATGTTTCATCCTGGGCTATTTGGTCGCACTTTATTGCCGTGCGGTAGTCAGTGTGGGCAGTGTATATTGTGTCGCCTATTTGTACTTTTTTTGTGAATTCCATTAGTCTAACACTTCGACGTCTTTTTCTGCCTCTGCTGCTTTACCGTACACCTTTTTTATTTTTTCGACCACACGTTTAGTATCTATTTCTATGTATGGTCTTATTTGTTCGTCTATTATGCTATCGATTTCTTGCAGTGTGTCCCATTTTAGTTTTCGTCCATTTAGTAATTTTTGAACGCCGTTTTCTCCTAAAAACAAATTGTATGTTTCCACTTCTTTTTTAAAGAAATCAACGAGTGCATGCACTTGCGCCTCCTGGTTTCTTGTCATGAAGTTTTTACCTGGTGCGTCCGGTTTCTTTTCTAATACTAGCATGGTATTTCTTAATGTTTCACGGTTTTTTTTATCTGATTCTATTAGTTCTTGGTAGCGAAGTGGTAGTTCTATATCACCCATGTCAAATTCCAATTTTTCCCCTGTTTTATTTCCTTTTGCATCATAAATTTCGAGTATTAATGTTTGATCCTCACTTAATACTATTTTTTTGTCTTCTTCCATTATTTCCTCCTATTTATTTAAAAAAAAGGCGCGACGATTTAATTTCTCGCCTCGCCATTCAGGTTTAAATTATAAACTAGTAGTCTCATTAAATGTTGGCTTGCCTGTTGTTGTATCAAATGTTACAGTTCCCACTTTTGCATCTCCATCATAGTATAAGTCATATGATAGTGTTGCAGTTTCGCCACCTTTTTGAGTTGCTACTAATTTTCCGTCAGATAATGTTGCAGGGAATGTTGAGCCATTTCCGTTCCATCTATCTATGTCTAGGATATGAGTAGTATAATTCAATTTGTCGCAGCCTGCGTATGCAAATTCGAAGCATGGATCCCCTTTATACATTTTTTGTTCTACGCTTGATTGTTTTTGATTTGATGTGTGGTCATTTCTAGCGTTTTTTTCGATTATCCATTTTTCTGTGTCAACTTGAGGGTTGTATGATATTGCATAGCTTGTAATACCAACACCTAAAATTTCAAAGTTCATTGAGTTTTCACCTGGAGTTGTATCTAGGTATGTAACTATTTGATCTCTGTCAATTTTAGTTATTCCTTCAGGAATTGGATTATTATTCACTGTTCATTCCTCCTTTATAAACTTATTTTTTTATTTTTATTTTCTATGTATGTAATTCGTATTTGAATATCAAAGACTGCCCTGTTTCCGTCCACACTTGCTAGTGTCCCGCTGTTTAGGCATTCTATGCTTTGTATTCCGTCAATGTCAGGCAGTTCGCCTTCTTCGTTATTAGACTTTATCTTTTGCTCGAATGCTTCAAAGAAGCCAATATTATTTAGGTTGTTTATCTCATCTGCCGAGTAGTCTTTTCTACTCCTGAATGAATAAACGTCTTTGTTTATTGCTGTTCCTACGATCCATTTCTCGTCTGATATTTCCGTTGGGATTTTATCTAGCGAGTAGTCCCCGGTGTCGCCCAGGAAGTCTGCATTAATAACTGAGTTTGTTTGGTTTGTTAGTTCATCTATAACGCCTGTTAGGTATTCTTTTAGCTTCGAGATTCGTGATTCACTTATCATTTAGTGCCTCCTCCTCGCTTTTCTATTTCTTGCTGAACGATTCGGACTACCTTATCGCCTTCTGCTGTCATCATTTCTTGATCCCAGTGGTGATGTGCCAGTGGATGTTTGTCTGTTTGGTAGTTCAGCTTATTCCCGTTTTTGCTTACGCCCGCCCATTGATAGTGTGCGTATTCTTGGTCGTATATGATGTATGTATCATGTACGTTTTCTGTTGGAACTCCTGCTTTGATAACTGTTCCGGCTAGGCTTCCTTCATCGTATGGCACGTATTTATCCATGGCTTTCGCGCATGTTGCTGTGAAGAACTTATGAATTGGTCCGCCGTGCTCTACGCCTATTTTAGCTTTGATAATGCTTGTCGGTTCCAATTCTAGCCTTTTAATTTTTGCCATGTTACTTGCCCCCGAGATGAATGTGTGGATTATTCCCGAACGTGCTATTTGTAATACTTGTTATGTTATAAATTGTATAACTTTTTAGGTCTTGTTGTGTTGTTATATCGGTTTCAATTTTTCCGGCTACTATTATGTCGCCTATCTTGAAATCGTCGACGTTTAGGCCATTGTTTTGGTCGTATGGTATTCTGACGTCCACATTATTTGCTTGGTCATATCCCTTATTGATTCCGGCACCTAATCCGCCAAATACCCACGCTGCATCGTAGTTATGTCTTTCCCACACTAGCTTATTTTGTTTGTCCCTCGTTGCATGATAAATTGTTACTTTATTGTTTGTTATCATTTAACCCCTAGGTATATTACGTGCTCGCCGTCAACGATTACGCCTGTTAGATAAGTTCTTATGATGTCATCTAGCTCGACGCTCTTTGACTTGATGATCTCGTTGATTTGAGTTCCTGACACGTATGTTATTGAGTACCCGTCAGTTGATTCGCTCGCCACGTTTTTATTTGTTTGTTCTGTGGCTGCATATGTGTTTAAAGTATTTATCATTTGGAATTCGCAAACTTTTACCTCTTGTGGTATTTCCGCGGTTTCTTTTAGACGATTGAATGTTCGCTCGTCTATTCTTTTTCGAGCTTCAAATTCTAATAAATTAAAAGGCGCTACGGCCAGTGTACCGCCCATTGCTACGTATTCTTCATACGTTAGGTATTGTCCACTTATTTCCATATGCGCCCTCCTCTATTATAAACTTACAGAACCTTCTGGTACTAAAGCTGCGAATGGATAACGAGCGTCTGTTCCATCTAGTACGTTTACTGGATTTGGTACAGCGTATCCCATTCTAAATGTAACACGTAAAGCTACCATGTCTTCTTGTGCTAAGTTGTATAGGATAGTTCCATCTGATGGATCTTGAATTACTGCTTCTGTTAATACTTTATAAGTAACGTCTTGTCTAATTGAATAAACAGCTTGACTAAAGTCACCAACGATTAATGTTGCAGTGTCTTTATCCCATGCACCGTTATCTAAGTATTCACGTTTGATTGATCCGATTTCAGTAGTATTTAAAGGTTGACCTGTTGTATCAGTCATCATTCTAAATTTACCTTTTAATCCTACGCCACCTAAAATTGCAGTTACGTCGTATCCGCTTTCTTCTACTGCTGTCATTACGTCATTAATGTCAGAGTATAATCCTTTGCTTGATTCTTCTACTACTTTTCCTTTTGATATGATTGTTGGAAGAATACCAGCTCCCCATGAAGATGGAGCCCCTACTCCTCTAAAGATTGCAGCGTCTACTGTTTTAGCGATTGCAGTTTCGATTTGTGGTTTAATTTCAGCCCATAAGTCTACATCTGCGTCGTTTAGTAAGTTTTCTTTGATTGGTATGATTACTGCTAATTCTTCAGCTGTAATGAATACGTTTTTCCATGCTGCCTTTGTTAAATTTTTACGTCCATTATTTGTGTTTTCGTCTACGAAGTATGCTAGTGGTAATGCATCAGAAACTCTTAGTTTTGTTCTGTCACTAGACATGTTTGGTAGTCTTCTAAATAATGATAGTGCTTTTGATTGTTTTTGAGCACCTTCGAAGATTTCTTTTACTACTTGGTCTTCGATTAATGCGCCAGCGTCTGTTTTTGTGATTGATACTGGAGTTGCCATTATTTTATTCCTTCTTTCTTTTTTATTCTTTGATACCACGAAGTAAATTATTCATTATTTCGTTGGTTGTTTGTGGTTGTGGAGTTCCTCCGGATAAAACTGGAGATGATTGTACCTTCTTTACTACAGTGTCCCCGAAGTATTGAGGATTCTCTTTTTTGTAGTTGTCTAGTACGCTTTCGAAGTCATGATCCTCATCCACATTGGCCATGATTTCACTTGTGACGAATTTTTCGAACTCTTTTTTTACTCTGCTGTTGCTCATTTGAATTTGTGTTTTTAGTTCTTTATTTTCATTTGTCACGTTTTGTAAATTTTCCAAAGACTTATTGTTTTCCTCGAGTTTAGCATTTAGGTCGCTCATCTTTCCCTCGTAGTCTTTGTTGGCTTTTTGTAATTCAGCCATTTTTGACCTATAGGTTGTGATTTGCTTCCCGTGTTCTGCCATTATTTTATTAACAACTATCGGATCCAATCCTAGGCCTTTTAAAAATTCACGCATTTGAATATCTCCTCCTATCGCTGGTTTATCGAGTCGCGAGCTCGTGTGAATTGATACAAGTTCTCCTGAACTTTAGATAATTATAACATAAAAATAAAAAAGTGCAAAATCGCACTTATTTTCTTTTGGCACAGGCGGTAGGAATTGAACCCACACTTATGGTTTTGGAGACCATCGTTCTACCTTTGAACTACGCCCGCAGAAAAAGCAAGATTATTGTTTCTTGCTCTTTTTGAATTGTTCGAATGTCATGTTGCTTCCTGGGTGTTCTTTTAGGTATTTGTTGTAAGCCGCGCGTGATAAGTTATCGCTTATGCTTTTTGAGTTTGCTTTTGTTGCTTTACCTATTGTTTCATTGTATGCTTCCTCAATTTGTTCTGACTCTGTGTGGAAGTTATTATTTCTTAATTCGTCCTGGAAGTCTAGCATTTCTTCTTCGTCCATCTTGTTATCTTTAAAGAAATTTACAAGACTATCTTTTGCTAGCTTTTGTTGTTGCTCTTTGCTTGCATTATTCCATTCGTCGTTTGTAAATGTTTCGTAGGCTTTGAATTTTTCAAAGTTATCATGGGCTTTTATAATATCGTCGTTGTAGTGTTTGTATCCTTCACTTGCGTCTTTTTCAGTTTCCATGTAGATGTTTTGATGCTTGTTTCTTGCTTCTTCTACTCCGCCTTTTATTTTACCGTTCATGATATCATTTGTTGTTTTTGGTTTGTTTCTATTTTCCCAGTCATAAATAGCATCGTTTATTCTATCAACAGCATCATCGCCGTCTTTTAAATCCATATAATCTGCTATATCTAGGAATTCGTCATCATTATAAGTTCCATTTTCATAATCAGGATTGTTTTTTACAAATTCTTCTATGGCATTGTTTAATCCTTTTTGTTTTTTATTTCCTGAACCCCATGACTTGTCGTCTTCGTGGAACCAGTCTTCTCCCCATGTTTCAGCTTGGTTTATTCCTTTTAGTTCGTCTTTGAATTCTTCTTGACTCATTCCTAGACTTTGTGCTTCTGATTTGTGGGCTTCGTACATGTCTTTTAATGATCCGCCGTCTTCCCATTCTTTTTCTAAATCACGAACAAATTGTTCTTTTTGATTTCTTGGTTCTGTTCTTTGGCTTTCGGCTGCTTTGTTTATGTATCCTTCCACACTTTCTTGTTTTTGCGTTTTATTTCTCTCGGCTTCTTCCATGTAGTGTTTAGCTTTGTCTACATCTGCGCGGCTTGCTTTATCCATTTGCCAGTCTTCTTTTGTTTTTAGGTAGTCTACCTCCTCTTGAGTTAGTATTCCATCGTCAATGGCTTTTTGGTATTTAAGGTCGCGTAATTCGTAATCTTCTGCGCTATATGGTTCTATTTCGCCTCTATTGAATTTTTCTTTTAGTTGTGTGTATCTGTCAGCTTTTATTTGCTTATCATATTCTTTTCTTATAAATGTATCATCGTTATCGCTTGTAAAATTATTTAATTCATTTATTCCTTTTTGATTTAAATATTCATATTTTTCTTTTAGTGTTGGTTCTGCTGTTTCAACTTGTGGGCTTATACTTGTTCCTGTTATTTCTCCGTCCCTGCGCATTGATGACATTGCGTACCATTCTTCTTCGTTTGATCCACCCATTTCTTTGAAGTATTCATCTTTTGCGTGTGCTATGTCTTCCCAGTCTAGATATTCTTCTGGATCCTCCATTACTGCATCTCGTGCTTCTATCCTTAGGTCTTCGTCATCTAAATCATAACCATTACCATTCATGTATGCTTCTGCAGCGTCATCTACCGCTTGTCTATCTAAATAATCCGCATATTCGTATGGTTCTAATTCATCATACATTCTTTCTTGTTCTTGTTCGAATTCTCTATAAGTGAATGGTCCTTCTCCTGTTTCTGGATTCCAGTATGAAGTTGCAAATTCTTGTTGTTCGAAGCCTTCGCCTAGCCCGTCGCTATTTTGCCCATCGATCCAGTCTTTTAGGCTTTGTGCCTCGTCTTCAGTTAGTTCTCTGTTTGTTTTTACTACTACCCTTCCGGTTTCGTCATCGTCCAATTGCCACTCTACGCTACTAATAGGTTCTTTTAAGTCTTCAGGTAGATATTGTGTCATGTCGTCACTTTGTAAGTATGCTACTGCTGCATCATAATCATTTACTGGGCTTGCAAGTCTATATGCTGACTCATATTGCATTACTGGTTCTTTTGAACCCACACTCTTAGGTTCTGGTATTTCTTCGCCTTTTCCCATCCAGTCGCTTTCGCGAGTACCGTGGTCATCTAGATAATGTTCTTTTGCTTCACTTATGTCTTCCCATTCCATGTAGTATTCTGGGTTTTCTAGTATGTCGTCTTTTACTCTTTTATATTCAGCTTTGTCATTTATGTCTAGCCCGTTATCTCGCATGAATTTTTCAGTATAATTATCTACTAAGTCTTCTTGTAAATATGGAGAGTATTCTTCTGGTTTTAAGTATTGAAATTCTCGTTCTAGCAATCCTTCCATGTCTTTTTTTGTGTATGGTCCTTCGCCAGTGTTAGGATTGTAGTATTTTTTATCGTCGGCGATAGGATCCTCTGGTGCATCTTTTATTATGTCTTTTTCTTTTTCTTTTTTAGTTTCGGATTTTGTATCTTTTACTTTTACTTTTTCTTTTTCCTCATCTTTTTTCTTTTTAACGTTACCTGGTTTTGGTTCGTATACTTTTACTGGTCCACCATTTATTGTAGCCCATCTGTAATTTCCGTTTTCGTCATGAAGCGGATATTCGTAGATTGTTGCCATTTTTCTTCCCTCTTTCTATTTGCTTTTGTACTATAATGATACTATAATTGTATCATTTTATCAATTATTTTTTGCTTTTCTTCTTTTTTGCAGGTTTTTCTACTTTTATTTCTTCTTTTATTTCCACATTCTTCTCTGGTTCTTCTTCTGGTGTTACCTCTAGCAGTTTAACTACTACGGCTTTCTTTGCATTGTTTCCTAGTAAGTAGTCTGCCATGTTCTTGCTGCACTCGAATGTGTCACCTTCATAGATACGCCCACGTTCTTTTCTCATTGTTGCTCTTTGGATGTTTTCTAATTCATCAAACCCATTTAGTGTAAATTCTCGTATTGCTTCTACTTTAATCATTAGTATATCTCCCATCTTTTCATTAAATTTTTCTATATCATTTATGCTATCGACGTCGCAGCTCTCGTCATTGATTGCCACGTAGTTTTCTGTCATTTTATGTTCGTTTACGTCCTGGCCGTTTATGTCGCGGTATAACTCCCACACCACCGGTTCTCTCCAGCATTTGCCCTCGTCCTTCATTTTTTTTACGCGAGCTATGTGTTCTTTGAACATCTCAAAGTCTTCAACTTTATATGCCAGCGGTTCGTCGTGATGCTTTATGTATTTCTTTGATTCATTTAGATGTGTGCAGAAAAACACCGCGCTGTCTGTTTTTGTTTCCACAATTGTTTTTATTGCCTTCTCCGAGAAGTAAACGTCCCCGAATAAAAATGTTATCGGTTCGGTCATTAATTCTTCCGGGAACCCATTTAACCAGTACCCTTCAAGTGTGAACGGGTCATACTCGTTATGAAGTGGCACGTGTCGTTTTGCACCTAGACCATCGAACCTTTTATCGTGTGCTGTTATTATTATGTCATCGATTCCATTTTCTTTTAGCAGTCTTATTGTTCTTGCCACCAACTTTTCGCCGTTGATCTCAGTCAATTGTCGCGGATAATCGAACGGGCTGGTGTTTTTGCTGTCAGCTAGTATCACGTATTTCATATTATGCCTCTTTGCTACTTTCTATGATTGCTCTTTTTTCAGTTGTTAGATTTCCTGGACGTTCGGAGTAATATAAATAAAGCACTTTATCCAGGTATGCCTCTGTGTGTTTTATCTTCGCCAGGTCCTCCTGGAATGGCACGTCATAACTGTATATCCAGCCGTCACGAAATAACGGCATGATTCCTTTTTTGTATATTGCTTTCCACGGTGCATAATTATGAGGCCTGCGCATTACTTGTCCTGTTCTTATGTCTTTCCAATCAAAGATTAGGACGTCCTCGTCGTGTTCGTCTATTTCTTTTAGTAGTGTTGCTATGTAATCCTCGGTTACTAAATCATCGCTATCTATAATTCCTAGGTACTTACCTGTGGATTTTTTTAAGCCCACATTATCTGCATGGGCGCCCCCACCGTTTTCTTCTAGGTGTATGATATTAATCTTATCTTTGTATACGTCCAGGCGTTTCTCGTTGCAGCCGTCGTCGACTAGGAATACTTCCACCTCTGGAGTTAATTGTGGGATTAATCTTTCTAGCAGTTTAACTGTTAAATCATAGGTTTTATAATAAGCTATTGTTAAACTTAATTTTACCATTGCTTATCTCCTCCCGTTAGCACTTCTTTTTTTGTTTTTTCGACCCTGGAGTATAAAATTTTATCAATCTTTGGGTCTTTTCCTTTTTCCGCCAGGTATAATTGCAGCGTGTCTGCATAGTGTCTGATAGTACTTGTTCCCCACACTACTTTCTCTCTGATGGTTGTTATTGATTTCATGTTTTCTTGATTCCATACGTATACCGGTTCTTTTAGTAATTCGAACGATTGCATATAAATGCAAATCTTGCAGTGCTGATTCTTGTCTTCCTTCAGTGTGCCCTCGTTGTATAAACATTCCGGTCT